GCTGGCAAAAATGCAGATTGCCAGCCGACACAAGACCGTCCAGGACCGGTTCGTGTGGATGATGGACGACGTCTATCTGCTGCGGAAGGTGACCGCGGAAGAACTCGGAACACCGCGGGCTGCAGTCTGGCGGGAACAAAACGGAAACCGCTGGCAGAACCACAAGACGCACACGATGCAAAGGCTGGCGGCTGCGGGCTGAGCGGCGACAGAGACGCGCTGAAACAGGCGGCAGCCGACGCCTGGCCCTGCGAAGCGACACTGGGGCAGGTGCTCGCGTTCCGCACGGAGACGGCAAACGCGGTTGTGGTGGAAGTGCGAAGCCCGGCACTGGAGCGACTGCGGGACAAGCTGTCGCGATGGCTGAAGCACGAGCCGAGCCGGCACAACTTCCGGCCGCACGTCACAATCGCCTACATCCCGTTCGACGAAGGGCTGACCGTTGAGGGGCTACAGCCGATCGGCATCACCGGCCGAGAATTCGTGATGGACGCCGTTATCCTGAAACATGGCAGCCGCCGACAGCGGTTTCCGCTGCTGGGGGCGGGACCAGGATATCTGAACGCATTCCGCACGACCGACGAAGTGCGCGCGGACTTCGAAAAGGCATTGCGGCAGGGGCTGCTGTTCGCAGACGAACCGGAAACTGAGCCGGAGCCGGAGCCGGTCGGCAGCACGGACAATTGCGGCGCCGGAAAGAAGGGAAGCCCGGGATTTCAGAAGGACAACGACTGCGCCCGCGGAGGACGGCAGAAGATCGAGACGATTCCCGGGATTGCCGATGCGGACGAATACAAGGGGCCGCGCCGCCACCAGGTGCACAACTTCGAAAAGCCGATCATCGGCCCGAGCGGTGCAACGCTCACAGCGTACGAGTGGCGATTTACCGGTTCATTCAATGAAGAAGGCGACGAAATCAAAATCAGCGACTGGGACAACGCCGAACAGAGCGCAGAGACCGGCCGACAGATCGTGCACGTGTTCGAGGTTGTCGACACTGATCAGACGCTGAAAACCGTGTCGCTTGAATCGGCGATGCAGCTGCTGGGGTACCTGGATCCGAAACGCGGCGGCAGCAAGGACAGTTTCCTGACGCTGGCGAACGCGCTGAAGAAACAGGCAATGCTGCAGATGCAGCTGGACAACACGACGAACCCCGCAAAGAAGGTCGTGCTGGCGGAGAAGCTGAAGGCCGCACAGGAGAACGTCGCAAAGTGGGAACGCCTGGCCGCGGATCCGAACAACAACCCGGACGCACGGCGCGACATGGTGCGGCAGGTGCAACGCCGAATGGACATGCTGCGCACAGATGCGTTCGGCGTGTACTACCCTGGCAGGATGAATCCCGGGGCACTGGTCGGAATAGCGTACGCCAGGTCCCCCGACGAAGCCCACCGGCAGGCGAAAGAGATCCGGCTGCTGGGATACGAGCTGAACGATATCGTGAAAGCCAGCCACAACGGGGGAATCACACCGGACACACTGACGGCAGACGATCTGCCGGGCAAGCCGGCAACGGATGACGCGAAGATCAAACGCGCCTATGTGAAGCACGGGGAAAAGATCCCCGAGCTGCTGCAGAAGGTGGACCGCTGGATCGAGCTGAACCACCCGGTGCGCGCAGTCGAACGGATGCTGGACGAAGTGGCGAAGGAGAACAAACCGCCGGCCGAACTCTGGCACAGGGCGAAGGCCGGTCTGAGGGGCTACCAGGACGATTCGCTGAGCCGGCTGATTCACCGCGTACGCATGCGGCAGGGCATGGTCTGGGATGACACAGCGCAAAAGTGGACGCGATTCCGCCCGCAGTCAGCGATGTATGCACCAGCCGACGATGACGTGAAGTCGTCAGTCGTGACGAAAGCCGCCGGACTGGCGACGACGTCCGGAGCAACCGGAGGGTTCCTGCAGACACCGCACCGACGTCATAAGCGGAAAGAGCGGACGTGGTACGATGACCTTGCGGCGATGATGAAAGCTCTGGACGCACAGTACGGGACGGAGGAATGGCCCGCATGAGCCGGCAGCTGACTATCGAAGACATCGAGCCGATTGCGCCCGCGGAGTTCCTGAAGCGGCTGAAGACACTGCACAGGAAACACAGACGCTGGGTTCTCGACGCGATGGGTGATCCACCGGACCCGCGGAACGTCCCGAAAGAACTGTGGGAAAAGATACGCCGGGAAGAGGAAGCGTTTCTGGCAATCCTGCTGATCGGATTCGCGTCGCCGATCCTGTCGAAGCTGTGGAAGCGAATCGGCCGACAGCTGGAGCAGGACGACGACGGAGACGAAGACGATTCGCCGGCACCGGTGCCGGCACCCCTGCAGCGACGGCTGTACCGGTCGACGCGGCGGCGTGCGGCATGGTCGGCGCGGCACATTACCGGCACAACGCGAAAGCGGCTGAACGACAGCTGGAGGCGGCAGCGGGAATCCGGAGACGATCCGGACCCGCGGGTGGCCGTCGACGATGCATTCAGCGACTCGCGAGCCGAGACGATTGCCCGCACGGAACTGGTGAACGCGGGCAATCAGCCGGCAATCGCCGTCAGCAACGAATACGCAGGACGCGGCCCGAAGAGCGTGAGAGTGATCACGGTGTGGCGACTGGGTGAATCGTGTGAACACTGTGAAGCCTGCCCGATGCTGGAAGGGCTGGAGATTTCACAGACAAGTCTGTTGACGGATATCCCGGTGCACCCGAACTGTTGCTGTTACTATGACGTGCTGATCGGCAGGCTGGCAGACCTGCGCGCGGCCGGAATGTTTCGTGTTGCGACGCAGTCAGAGCTGAATCACATTCGGCAGGTGCTCGACAAAATGGGGCTGCTGAATCCAACGCGGGCGATCATCAGCTGACGTCCGCGGGAGAATGTGTTGACAACAGCGGCAGAACCTGCAATTCTGCCGCGTATGCTTTTGTGTGGGGGGCGCACGAAAGGCGGCTGCTGTGCCGCAGGATGTTCAGGATAATCCGATTCAGCAGGCATCCGACCGGATGGTTTCCGGGTCGATGGTGTCGCACGGGTTTCTGAACATGCAGGTCGACCAGGCGAATATGTATATCGCCCCGCTGGTGATCTGCACGCCCGCTGAAGACCGCGACGCCGAGGTCACAGACCCGGAAGGTATTCTGGACACAGAGTACAGACGCAACCCGCTGGTTTTCTTCAATCATTCTCACAAGTTCGATCCGTCGCTGCCGCCCGTCGGCACAGCTGAGACGCCGGACCGGAAGTACAACTGTTTCCGCAAGGGCGGCGAATGGTATTCCGGCTGCCGCTTTTCGCAGGCGTCGAAGCTGGGAGCGCAGACGTTTGCCCTGGTGGTTGACGGCGTTATTCGCGGTCGATCGATCGGTGGCCTGACACACGACATGGAATTCTATCGCCCGAAGGCGCCGGGTAAGGCGTTCCATAAGGGTGAAATCGTTCCGCTGCGGACAAAGTCGGTTACTCGCACGCTGGTTGAGCTGGTGGAGTGGTCCTGGTGCCCGATCCAGTCGAACCGCGAAGTCGTGACGATGGTGAAGTCGGTGCTGTCCCGCAAGCGAGTGGACGGCATGCCGCTGGACGGACAGCTGGAGCGCATGTTGCGCTCGCTGGAGCTGCGTGAACCGGAAGCAAGTACGAAGAACATGCGCCGCACGCCACACAGGCTGCGGAGCGATGCACTGTGGACCACGAAGGGGAAAGACATGGCAGGGCAGAAACCTGTTGCGGTGCGATTCGACACGAAGAACTATACGCCGACGCAGGCTGTCGATCTGCTGAAGCGACTTGCCGAGGACGGCGACCTGAAGAACACGCCGCTGCAGGTCGAGGAAACCGGGGGATCTCTGTTTCTGCGGTCGACGCAGCTGGACTACTCCGGCGACGTCCAGGTTATGACGGACGACCGAATGCCAGGCCTGCAACTGCTGTTTGCCAAAGGCGGATATTTCACGAAGCAGGAAGACACCGACGACGCGAACGCCACACAGGGAGGCGGTGCACCAGCGCAGGATGAAGCCGACATTGTCGAACAGATTGTGAACGACATGGAGGCAAACGCGGTGGTCGTGGATGAGGGCGCCGCCGGAGGTGAAGCAGCAGCGAAGCCGGTGGAGAAGCCCGCCGCGACAAAGCCAAAGCCCGAGGGACCGAAGGGATCACAGTTTCTGCGGGCGTTCGCGAAGTATCTGGAAGACGGCGTGGGGATGGCCGAAGCCGGTCTGGAAGAACAGGAACCCGAGCTGCTGGCCAAGTGCGGCGAGTTCGTCGAAACCCTGCGGGAGTTCGTCGGAAAGATCAAAGAGACGCACGACGAACGCTATGCAGCGAAAAAGGAAGCGACGCCGAACGGCGACATGACCGAAGAGGTCGAGGAAGGCGCAGAAGAGGCCGAGGAAGCCGAAGAGGTGGACGCGGCAGTAGCCAAGGCACTGCGTGCCGACGTGTTCTACGGACGCCGCAAGCTGGTGCCGCTGTCGTTCATGCAGCAGGTGCGAGAAGCGCAGTCAGCGCTCAGTTCCGGAGACGCAGACAAGGCAAAGAAAGCCCTGCAGCTGGTGGCAAAAAGCTGCACGGTGCCGGTCGTGCCGAAGGTCGATCAGCGAAAGCAGAATCTGGACGCACTGGCAATGGAACTGCGTGCCGAACTGGAGCGGCGCGAAATTCAGAAGCGACTGGCGCGTTTGCGATAGCCAAACCGTAGGCGTGTTATTACAAAGCATACACAAAGGCGTCGGGGGTCGCCGTGGTAAGGATCGCACGGACATGTCAGGAAAACCTGTAGCGAACATGACAGACGCGGAAGTGCTGTCGCTGCTGGGAGAAATTGAAGCACGGCAGAAGAAAGGCGACAGCGTCGTCAATCCTGGCGTGCCGGCACGAGAACTGGGGACGATCACTTCGTCCGTCACAAAGTCGGTTGGCGCAAGCGCTCTGGCCGGCGGGATCGACAGCAAGAACTTTTCTGCGTGGACCGGATGGAAAGACCCGTCCGCGAACATGGACGAAGAAACGCGATCCGCGCTGATCGCGAAGAGCTGGTCAGAAGCCGGTTACCGCGGTGCGGTGCCTTGGGGCACGTTCGGCGATTTCCTGCGGGATGGCTGGAACATGACCTGCAAGAGCATGGGCGGCGATTTCGCCCGCAAGCATGCGGCGACATGGGACGGTCTGGACCCGATGTTCCTGAAGGCGCGCGGCATGTCGACCATGTCGGGCGAGGATGGCGGTTTCCTGATCAACCCGGAAATCGCGCCGACGATCGACGCACTGTTCGATCCGAGCGACCTGCCGGGCAAGATCGACACGCTGCCGACGAACAGCACGCTGTTCCGGTGGCCGCGTGCAAAGGATCTGAACCGCAACGACGGGTATCGGCACGGCGGTGTCATGCATCGCTGGATTGACGAAGCCGAGGGCGGAACCGAAAGCCGGCCGAAGCTGACATTTACCGAGCTGCGGATGAAGAAACTGGTGATTTTCGTGTTCATGACCACGGAAATCATGAACGACACCCCGTATGCCGTTGAGCAGTTCGTGCGCAACGCTGTGCGGGAGGAGATCAACTTTGCTCTGGCCCGCGCGATTGTGTGGGGGCAGGGCGGAGTCGAGCCGCTGGGCTTTGCCCGCAGCAATTCGCTGATCACAGTTCCCAAGGAGAACGCTCAGACCGCTGATACGTTCACCGCAGGGAACGCCCTGGACATGGTGAGCCGCCTGTGGAAGAACAGCCGCAGCAATGCAATGTGGCTGCACCACCAGACTGTTATCCCGCAGATCGGCAAAATGACACTGGGGAACGGATTCCCCGTGTCTGTGTCGATCAACACGGGTGGTATTCAGCAGCCGGTTATCAACACGCTGCTGAACCGTCCGCTGGTGGAAAGCGAACTGTGTGCACCGCTGGGTGACGCAGGGGACGTCTATTACATCGATCCGAAGATGTACAAGGCGATCAGTCAGGCGAATGTCCGCGAGGACATCAGCATGCATGTGGAATTCATGACGGACCAGCACTGTCTGCGGTTCATTTGCCGCTTTGACGGTGCCCCGCTGTACGACCAGCCGATCACGCCGTTCCGGGCGCCCGGCGCGACGGGAGATCCCCCGACGCAGTCGAGTTTCGTTCGCTGCGAAGCCCGCTAGTCACAGCGGTAGCGTACCCCCCGGGCTGTCGGGGTCTGTCGGCGGAGTAGCCGCAGGCCCTGGCAGTTCCCAATCTTCTGAGATCACCAGACGCAAGGATTCAAGTTATGAGTGTCCATCTGCAGGAAATCGGGCAGATCCTGGTGCCCGACGTGAAAGTCGCGCTGACCGATCCGGGAACGCCGCACGTGACGCCCTACGTGCACGCGGCAGGTTTCGAGTGGGTCGAACTTGTGGCTCACCTGGCGGCTGCTGTCGCAGCCACCGCAGCCGAACAGGTGAAGTTCGAAGTGCTGGCGGCGTCCGCTGCGAACGGTACTGGCAACGAGGTCGTGCCGTTCGAATACGTGTACGACACCGTCGGTGCAGCGACGATCAAAGCCGGAACAGGCGTTCCGACGAAGCGGGAAATGCAGGACGGCGACGGCCTGAACGCCCGCGTCGACGACTGGACGACGGTCGAAGCCAACGGCAACAAGCAGAACCAGATTGTGATTCCAGTGCGTACCCGCTGGCTGCCGGCCGGCAAGCCGTGGGTGGCACTGCGGGCAACTCCGGGAGCAACGGACCGCGACATGATTTTCGTCGCGATCCTGCGAAACCCGACATACGGCGAAAGCGGCCGAACGAGCCTGTTTGCGTAGGACGGAGCGCACGGCGTGTTGCCGTGCATGTGATGCTGCGGCGCGGGAGCAATCCCGCGCCGTTTTTTGTAGGGTGAAAGAACAAGGGGGAAGTAGATGGCGAAGGCAAAAGAGAGCGCCGCACCAGCGGTCGACGACGATCTGAACCTGGACGATCTGGGGAATGATCTGACCACCGCTGCGGAGATGGTGACAGACAAGCCACCTGGGTTCCGGATTCCACACGGGCAGCTGGAGGCGGCAATGCGGAACGCCGCAACGCTGTCTCTGAATCTGGTCGAACGCGGTGCACTGCCGGACGAGAAGCAGGAGGCCGTCGTCTGTTTGCAGGGGCTGCGGTTGACGACGCGAATGGTGCAGGTCGCGAAGGTTGTCGAGGCACACCCCGAGCTGCTGCAGCTGCCGCAGCGAGAGGCGTTTCGACAGCTGATTCCGCTGTTCGAAGAGGTGCGTGAAGCGGACCTGAAAGTAGTGCAACCCGAGGCGGAATAGCCGAGGGAAACCCGAAAGCCCGAGGCGAATCCGGCAGGTGAGAGGCAAACATGCTTGCGCTGCGTGACATCAGGCTGGAACTCGGACTCTTGTCGGAAGCGACGGAGTCAGACGAAATCCTGCTGCGTTACGCAGCGCAAGTCACCGCCATGATTCGACAGCGCACCGGACGCGGGCTGTGCTGGGTGGTCGACAGTATCACAATCGCCAGCAACGTGATGACGCTGCGATCACCCGGGCACGGGCTGCGAGTCGGTGACACGGTAAAGCTGCAGGGCACAGCCACAACGCCGACTGTCGACGGTGAATATGTGGTGACAGCGGTGCCGAGCATGAACACGCTGAAGGTCGCGTGGGCAGGCGGTGCCGTTTCCGGAACAGGGGAGCAGCAGAGCGCCGCCACACTGCACCCGCTGCGGACAGTCGATGTAATCGCACAGCACGCCCGAACTCTCTGGGTTCCACAATCGGCGCTGCCGTACCTGCAAATCGACGAAGTGCACGACAGAATCGCGCTGACCGGAACGGAATGGGAACTGGTGGACCCGTCCGACTATCGAGAAACCGCAGACGCACGAGACGCACGCGCACTATCGATCGAACGGATTGAAGACGGGTGGCCGCTGTGGACGATGTTCGCGCGGCAGCAGTACACGCTGCGAAAGCGGTCCCCGATCCCGACAGTCAGGCTGAAGCTGTTCGTCGGAACGGACCGCCTGCCGTACGACCTGCAGATGGCTGCACTGAGCCTGGTGTGCGACATGTTCGAACGGCAGGGGACCGGGAAGGACCTGGCCGGGTTCCAGTATGGTGGCGCCGGGATGCAGAAGCTGCAGGGCGAAGAGGCGAAGCAGCACATGCTGTCGGGACAGCGGGTGATTGATAACTGGGCGGTGAAACACTTCTGAGCCGGCACCGGTGCCGGCGGGCGGCAGAGACATGCACCCGCAACGCGGAATCTTCAAGCGATGGCATGCGTACAGAACCGTCCCGGACCGGTTCCCGATCATGCTGATAAACCTGTCCCGCGAAGAAGTGGCGAGAATCAGCGACGCGTGGGACAACAGTCTCACGAGGCAGGAGGCGCAAGCCGTCGCGCAGCTGGACCATGATGTGAAGTGGATTCACATTCCGCGTGTGTTGCTGCCGCGTGGTGTCGAGCCGCAGCGAGGTTATTTGATTCGCGAGATCAACAGCGGTGCGCTGTGGGAAGTGCGGAACGTGGGCAGCGCTGACGGCAGCATGACGACGACCTGCTACTGCGTGAAAATGAACCAGCACGACGCCGAAGAATGACAGCGAGGGCGGGGACAATGAACAACAGCGCGGCAGGATTCTGTACTGTCTGCGGCGTGCAGGTGGCGAGTTTCGAAGGGCTGCAGCGCTGTCCGCACTGCGGAACGCAGAGCCTACCGTGTTCGTTCGCCGAGCAGGTGCAGGTGACGGTGAACCTGCAGGAACTGCGTGTGCTGTGCATGTGGGCCGAGCGCTGGGCGCTGGAGCGAGAGCAGGAGGGCTGTAACCCGGACCTGGTGTATGCGATTGCAACGCGGCTGCGCAACCAGCTGCCGACGCACCTGCAGCATCCGCTGACGATGGCTGACGAACTGATGAAGCTGCGCGAAGCCGGCGTGCAGTATTCGACCAACCACCCGGCGGACGGGGTCTGACGGATGGCGGCGGTCGGCGTTACTGAGTGGCTGGAAGAGAAAATTGCCGAGGCGATTCACACAGCCGTCGGGCTGACGCCGTTTCGCGGCATCGTGCGACAGGTGACGCCCGACTATCGCCCGGAGTTCGGCGAACTGCTGTACGGGGTGCGCAAGTATCCGTTTGTCGCGATTGCGTCGGTACAGCCGGAGCAATTCCAGTCAACGGTAAGTTCGGGAGTATGGAACGCGGTAATCCGGCCTGTGACGGTCGCACTGCTGGCCGACAAAGCGCCGCTGGAAAACTCAGCGACAATGGCAGCTTATCGCCTGTACCGCGAAGAGGCGATGCGGGCGCTGTTCGGCAATCGGTTCGGCGGATCGATTACGCCGGCAACTGGCAGCTGTGTCTTCCAGGCGATCGTGCGGCCGAGGTCGGCAATCGAGGTCAGCGCGTGGGTCAACAATGCGAAATGGGTGAGCACGTTTGACGTGCTGGTCGAAACACGGGAGGCACCATGACGACGTCACTGCAGCGCACTATCAGCGACCAGGTCACGCTGGACTCATGGGAGGCGTTCAACCGCATGCTGGAGCGGATGACGGATACTGTTCGTCGACCGCACTTCCGCACGCACAACTGGACTGAGATCATCGAATGGCTGCAGGAAAAGCACCTGGGCTATTTCGGCACCGAAACCGGTCCGAATGGTCCCTGGCAACCGCTGAAGCCTGCAACGGTAGCAAAGAAGGGGCACGATATCATCCTGTTTGAAGAATCGCTGTTGCGCGATTCGCTGTCACAGAGCGGCGCGCAGCACGCAATACGCAGGACAGAACCAGCACAGCTGATCTTCGGAACCGATCGCCCGTGGGCATGGACGCACCAGGAGGGCACGAAGAAAATACCACAGCGCGAGCACACCGGATTGAACAACGACACGCTGGACGACCTGACCAGTCTGGTGGCAGATACGGCAGTGCTTTTGATGATGGGCGCACCGATATGACGGGGTATTGAAAGCGGCACCCGGTTACCGTACAGTGCGGACCGTATGCCGGGCAGTATGACAGGCACGAAAAGGAGAAGCAGACGATGTTCAGGACACTATCCGCGCGACCGATCGGTGGCACCGAGGGCGCATATCTGACGGTCGTGCAGGAGCACATCGAAAAGCCGGAGCTGGGCCGGTTCGTCGTGCTGGACTCGAAAACGCTGTCCGTGCATCGCACGTTCAGCGGACCGAATCGCAAGGACGAACTGAACGCCGAGGTGCTGCGACTGATCGAGGCGACAGAGCGGGCAGCAAAGACGCAGGCGGCGAAGGATTTCGACGAACTGCTGAAGGAAGCCGCAGCCACCGGCGAGTAATAGCCGCAGAGCGGCGTGCAGTATGAAAACACCGTGGGGGGTGCGGAGTGCTGACAGATGGCTGATGCATGTGGTTCGTCTGGGATTTTCGCGCGAGTCGCCTATGACAACCAGTCCGTCGGCGCGTTCGCAAACTTCACGAGCGGATCCGATGCGTTTCCGCTGGCCGGCGGCGGAACAAGCCTGTCGCTGAACAAGCCACACGTGAACAACGAAGGCTTGAATGGGAGCACAGCACAGAGCAGCGAGCTGACCCGCACCGGGCTGCAGCTGGTCGACGGTGAACTGCCGTTGCTGGCAACGCCGGAATCGCTCGACGTGTTCCTGCCGCATATCACCGGCAGAGCGCTGGCCGCGGGAGTGACATATCCGGCGGTTGAAGTGCCGGACAACTTCCACCTGCTGTTGCATCGCGACGCGCTGCTGTATCCGTACTATGACCTGGTGATCAACCAGGCGACGCTGTCCGGATCGTCCGGAGAACCGATCGCGCTGAACCTGTCGCTGCTGGGCCGTACGCGGGACGCTGTTCTGCCGGCCGGCAGCAGCTGGCCGGCCGGGCTCGAAACCAGCAAGTCGGTTCCGTACATGTTCAGCGACATGGTGTTTACTGTCGCAGGAACGCCGTACCCGATTCGTGCGTTCAACCTGACGTACAACAACAACCTGGTGCCGGCGTATTTCAACGAGAACACGCCCTGCGGGTTCCGGCGTGCAGGCAGGACGCAGACGACGCTGCAGATTGTGGTGCCGCACACAGCGGCAATCGTGACGGCGATCCAGAACGGGGCAACACCGCCGGCCGCACTGGACGTGTCGCTGACGTTCACGCACCCGACGGCGGGCATGTCGTTTACGATCCGCTGCCAGGCACTGCAGATTCCACCGCGCGATGCAAACGTGCCGGAAGGTGAAATTCTGCTGGACCTGACCGGTGTCGCCCGCACGAAGAGCGGAGGAGCCAGCAGCGGTGCCGAGGTGATTTTCACGAACGACAGCACACCGACGTAATTGCCGAGAGGACCGTCACCGTTCGGCACGCGCCCGCAGGACCGGGAACCTGCGGGCGTTTTTATGCGCGGCGGTATGGTAGGCACACGGCGTAGGCGGTAGACTGGCCGACATACTGTTTCACGGAACGGGGGGTATGGCGGGGTGGCCAATGCTGGTGTTCGAAGGGAAGACGGCGAAGTTTTATCTGCGCGGAGTGCGAAACGTTCACGGACCGATCCGCGGTCGGTTCCGGGTGATGTGGCCCGACTTCCGAGCAAAATACCTGGAAACGATCCGCGGTTCGAAGGACAACAAAGAGGCTGAACTGTGGTCGGCAAAGGCGGTGGCATCGCTGTTGAGCGAATGGAACGTGACCTACCCGAACGACCACCCGAACGAGGATCTGCGAGGAAAGCCGGTGCCGATCACGCCAGACGTGTTGCTGAAGGAGTGCTATCCGCCGACTTATAACCGGCTGATGAACGTGGTGCTGGGTATGTCAGAGGGCGACATCGATCCGGACGACAGTATCGAAGACCAGCTGAAGACTGTCGATAACCAGAACAAGAGCGCCGAAGAACTGCAGCAGATGCTCGCGAAAATCGACGCCGAAAAAGTGGGAAACTGATTCGGGGTGTTCATCTGATGAACGAACACCCGCGAGTAGCCGCAATTGACTGCGAAGACTGCAAGAAATGGGCGTACGACCTGAAGACCGGTCAGCGCCGGCTGTACGGTGACCAGCCGATTCCGATCCGAGCGCCGCCGTGCGAGACGGACGAAACTGTGTGCCCGAAAGGAAAACCGGGCCGCAGTGACCTGACGCCGGAAAACGCGTCAATCGTGCGGCTGTATCTGTTCTGCAAGTCGATCGGACAGTGGCCGGACGACATCGAGTTTCAGCGGTACCGAAATCTGCTGGATGAGTTGCAGCGGATTGCCGAAGCAAAGAGTGAGCGTCGGGAACAATACCAGTTCCTGACGAACGTCACGCGCGCCGTGCGGCGGAAATAAGGGGAGGGGGAGCGACCTGGAGACGATCCGGGTCGCTTTTTTCGTAGGCGAAAGGTCGACAGATGGCTGATGCAATTCGCGAAGTGACGATCCGGATGAACATCGAGGCGGGCAACGTCCCGAAGATCGATCTGCCGCACAAGCAGCAGGTCGAAGCGATGTTCCAGTCATACGACAAGGGGCTGAAGGATCTGATCCAGTCGAACAAAGAGCTGGGCGATTCCGTGCGTGCGCTGGCCGCGGCCGATCCCATGAAGAACATGAAGGCGAGCGTGTTCGAGATGGGCATGCTTGTCGAGAAACTGCGGGGAACAGTCGGTGCGGTCGGAAATGCGGTGCGGGACACCGGGAAATCCGGCGACCACCTGGACGATCTGTTCAAGCGTCTGGATGAGTCGACGGAGCGAATTGCCAATCTGAACGCTGAACTCGACAGTCGCGAGATGCGCGAATATCAGAAGGACGTCAAGGCGTTCGCTGAAAACCTGCGGGATCTGATTCAGGTCACGACCGACTTCGATCAGATCGAGCAGGGGATTGAAGATGCGTTCGACATGCTGCGGACGCACGCAGAGAACAACGGCATCGAGCTGACGATTAAGGACCTGGAGAACCTGCGGAAAACCCTGCGGGAAGCGGCCGACAAGGGAGTGGCCGACTACGTGAAGGAAATGGAAAAGCTGGGGCGCAAGAACTTTCTAGATGACCAGAAAGAGAGCGCAAAACAGTTCCGCCTGGCGGTCGATACGGCAAAGGAATCGCTGCGCAATCTGGCCGATACGGGGGCACCGGTCCGGGAGATCGGCACCGTGACGGATGAGGTCACGCAGTCGCTGGTGCAGATGGCAGAGCAGCTGCGGGTGACGTTGTCGCCGGCGGACATCGAGAAGCTGCGCCGGGAGCTGGAAGACCTGACAGAAAACTCGATGCAGTCGTTCAACGATCGCACAGAGGCGGCCGGCAAGGCAGCAGACAGGGCCGAGAAGAAACACCGCAAGGCGATGATGGGCATCAGCCAGGGTATTTCGTCGGCGGCAGGCGCAGCGACGCAGTTCATCGCGCTGATGGAGCAGTTCGAGATCGGCGACAAAGAAAGCCTGGAAGAGATGGCACAGTCGTTCATCAAAATCCAGACGACCATTCAGGCGATCGATGCAGGGCAGGGCAGCATAAACGGGATGATCAAAGGGCTGAACGACCTGGAAGAGGTCATGAGGACCGCAGCCGCAAGAGCCACAGCGACGGCCGGTGCAAACTCAGCGGCTGCAGCGTCGTACCGTGCGCTGGGGACAGCCGCCGCGGGGGCACAGGCTGTGCTGGGGCCGCTGTCGGCGGTGCTGATGGTGGCGGGGCTCGCGTATGTCGCAATGCAGACGGCGGCAGAGATGTGGGGCGACAGCGCCGAGGAAGAAGCCGAGAAGGCGAAGAAAGCGCACGAGGAATACAACAGGCAACTGGATGAGTCGATCAAAAAGCTGGAACTGCAGGCAAGAGTGCTGCAGGACCAGAGCAACATTCTGAAAGACCAGCTGACGCTGAAGGAAATGCTGCTGGATAAAGACAAGGGAGAGGCGCTAACGCCGCAAGAGCTGAAAGACAACATGGCTGCGCAGCGTGACGTGGTTCTGAAAGAAATGGATGAGAATCTGTCGAAAGCAGCGCAGGAGTCAAAAAAACAACTGACGGTCGGACAGACCAGAATGATTGACGAGGCACGAGATGCACTGACAAGAGCAAAGGCGAATCAGAAGTGGCTGCAAAGCGACGAGGCGCAGAAAGTCGAGTGGAGCCCCGGCGAGCTGCTGAAGCAGATGAACAAGGCAGAGGAAGATATTCAAAACGCCCTGAAAGAAGTGGAACGCGTGCACCGCGAAACCGGTGTGACAGCGCTCAACACAATGCCGTCAGTCAGTGAAATGCTCGCGGACCCGAAACGGTTTCAGCAGGTGCTGGACACACTGCCAACGGAAGCACAGAAAAGACCAATTCGCGACGTAATGAACGAGGCAATGAACGCCGAAATGCAGAATCTGCAGCAGCTGAAGCAGAAAGCCGATTCGTCTGCTGATACCCGCGAGAGTGGTGCCGACAGCAAGCAGAGAGAAATCGACGACCTGCGTGAAAGAATTATGCAGGAAGAACAGATGGCGAGAAACTTCGCGGAGATGGACGCGAAGAAGCCACAGCAGCAGGCAAAGATCGATCAACAGTTGGCAATCCTGGACACCAGTCAGGACGTAAAGACGCGATCCAGGGCCGCGGACAAACTCGGAGAACTGTTGTCGAACGATGGGAAAGACCTGATTTCACAGGAGCAGCGAAAACAGCTGCTGCTGGGAGCCGACACCGACGCTGGAAAGCTGCGGGAGGCAATCGACGACAACCGCGACGCAAGCGAAGAGAAGATGACGTGGGAACAGTCGATTGCATTGAAAGAGCAGGAAATCGTGGCCCTGCAGGAAATGGCAGAAAAAGACCTGGAGCTGCAGATTGAAATCAATCAGCAAATCAAAGCGATAGCAAAGCAGAAGGATGAACTGCAACGCCAGCTGCGGGCAAACTGACGTGCTGTTATCCGTTTGACTCAAAAACCTAAATCCGCGACACTTTTTGTGGAACTGCCGAAAACGGCGTTCGAGAATGGAGTGAGTGGATACAGTGTCAATTCAGGTGCCACGGGGGAACGAGGCATGAAACAGGCGATGATCGCGGGTGTTTCTGCGGCGATAGCGATGACGATCATCGCAGGCGTCGCTGCCGGCAGCTATTACGTGTTTGTGCACAAGCCGGAAGCAGAACGACAGGCGTGGAGAGAGGCGGAAGAACAGGCGGAAATCGAGATCAATCAGCGAATGGAAACGATGCACCAGCGAGAAAAGGCCAAGCTGGAGATGCAACGTCAACTACTGGAAGATCAGCTGAAATTGAAGGAAATGCTGCGGGATTAAAACGCACGTCTGGATGAAGGCAACGCCGGCACCGGTGCCGGCCGAGTGAACTGAACGCCGCATTCCCGGGCAATCCGGGGTGCGGAGTTTTTCTGCGCCGCCCTGATGTTCACAAACCGCAGGCTAACCTGTATCGTATGCGGACAACAGTCACGCATGCGGAGCGGGCAGCAATGAGTTTTTACCTGCAGTACGGCGCATACACGACAGACCCGTGCACAGTCCGCGCCACGTCGCACAACGTCACGCCGGTGATGTACAACGGTTTTGCCGTCGCATTCAAACGGTCGCTGTCGATCGAAGGGTGGCTGTACGGCAACAGCACCGCGGACATTCTCACGAAGATGGCGGCGATGGAAGCCGCCCTGACGCTGCCGAACCAGTCCGGAGGTATTAAATACACCGGAGGCAACACACAGCACTGGCTGACAAACGTCGGTGCAATCGGCGGTGTGCAGCTGGAGAATTTCAACTGGGTCGATTCGCCCCTGCATCTGGTGTCGGAAGCGAAGTTCCAGCTGACACTGTCGGCGGAATACGGCAACGCGCTGGAGCCCCAGGATATCGTGCAGTGGGATGAGTCGGTCGAGATCATCGGCGAAGGCGGAGCGGATACGCCGCTGGCAACGCAGGTGGGTGCCCCGTCGGTGCGTCAGACAATCTCCGATTACACGGACGTGACCGTGACGCAGTCCGGGTTCCTGATCGGACGCACAACATACCCGGCCATGCCGAATCCGCTGATCGTGACTGCCGGAGCAAGGCAGGTACGGCAGACACGCGACCTGAAGACACGCGTGCAGATCCGCAAGGGGATGATGGTTTACAAACGCGCGTATTCGTACACGTTCACGCTGCCGTCGCACCCTGGCAACGTGAATCCTGGCGTGCTGGTGTGACGGGTGGTTTCTCTGGTTTGCAAGGGGGGGAGTTGTCGTGATTACAGCAACGAAAGAACGGCCGACAGCGGAAGACGATCGGGACCTGGACGGCGAGACGCTGTTCAAGTCGACTTGCCAGTTCGGTTCCGGAGGATGGAACAAGAACGGCGGAAAACTGGGGTGCAAGATCCCGGCAAAAATGATGGGGCACAACAGCCGGGAAAACTACCTGGTGAACACCCGGCTGAAGGTGATCATTTCCGCAAACCCGGAAACGGACGACGTGCCGACGCTGCCGGGAATGGAAGACGCATATGCGTCGCTGACGCTGAGCGTGAAGGTGAACCAGTACGCGGTGAGCGCGTCGCACGTGACGTTCTCGATGGGATTCGATCGGGCAGACATGCCGGCCGATTTCCTGAAGGACATTGCCTGCAGCGCGGGCAGCCTGTACGTGCTTGACGTGTCCTACGATGAGGACGACGACCTGGGCGAAGACGCCGACGAAGAGCTGGACGAATAAGGCAGGGCAATGTCCGACCGGTGCAAGGCGTTTTTCGGAGGGATTGAGGTCCAGGTGGCCGCGTCTATGACGCGGTCCCCTGGCGTCGTGCCTGACGTCGGTTCGCTGACATGGCGAGCCGGGACAACGCAACCGGGCATGTTCGGCGACCTGGTGTTCAAGAACGGCAACACAACCGTCGTGACGTTCTATGACTGCATCCTGGACGATCCGCGGGCGACGTACGGCGGCACAAGGGACTTCACGTATCAGGTGAAGGATCGCCGCTGGCGGTGGCAGTGGCCGACGATATTCGGCGAGTACAACATCCGGGACGAAGCGAACAACCTGATTGCCGGCCGCGAAAAGAATCCCCGGCAGCTGGCAACGCTGCTGCTGGATGCGCTTGGCGAAACAGGTTACGACGTGTCGGTTCTGCCGACGGACCCGGAGCTGGCCCCGTATGTCGCCTGGCACTACGCGAAGGCGGCAGAAGCACTGCAGGCGCTGTGCGATTACATGGGCTGCGAAGTGCACCTGTTGAACAACAACACGGTGAAGATCGTGACAGCCGGAAGCGGGACAACACCGGATAACACCGGGCTGGAAGTTCCGGTGGAAACGGGCATTGTGGTCAACCCGGCGCCGGACAACGTCACCGCGTACGCAGGGGATACGCTGTTCGACGACTGGCTGCTGCTGGAGGCGTGCGGCCTGGAGATTGACGGCACTGTCAAGGCGCTGCCGCTGCTGTCCTATATGCCGGCCGGCGGCTGGACAGGATGGGATCCGGACGACGCGACAGGTCAGCAGATTTACGAATCCCTGCCTGGAGATATGACAGAGCGAACGAAGCAGGCGACGGTCGAAGTAGCGCTGCAGTCTGTGTTCCGGATGTTTCGCGTCGTGGGGTTCTCGGCCGGCAAAACGAAACCGCCGAGCATGCCGAACGATTATGAGATTCCCGAAGAGTATTCCCGCACGCAGGGCGCAGCGAACGAAGTTCAGATCATTGACCCAAAGACGTTCACGGTCGCAACGACGAACACAAGCCAGACGTTCGACAGCGCGGACGATGCGTTCGAGTGGCTGGAGACCAACGACGAAAGCATCGAATCCGATGATCACATCATCGGATTCGATGCTTTCGTCGT